GATATAGTATTTGATGGTAGTGTAACCACCACTGTATATTTGGTTGCGGTAGCAACATTTTCCGTGTCAACGTGTAGCGCATTTGGCGGTATTTACGCACGAAGAGTCAGGTAAACAAAAAAAACTAACTAAGAGGATTTGAGCAATGTCAATTTTAGCATTACAAGTACAACAACCAACAGGCTTGGCAAGCGTTACACCAAGCGTTATCTACATTTTAACCAGTGACACCTATGCGGAAGTAACGGCAACGGGTTATTTGACCAATTCAAAGCAAGAAGGCTTTTCGTTTGCCAATGAGCAAATGGCTTTGGTATACACTAGTGACGATGGCCCTGTTTGGTTTAAGGTTGTTATTACTTATTCTGGCGCAACAATTCAGAATCCTGTTGTTAGTTTGGTTGCTCCTTCTGTTCCTGGTGCTGTTACATTGCCCACAGTTACCGGCAACTTAATTAAATCGACTAACACAGATGGTACGTTGGCTGACGCTGCTGTAGCGGTTGCTGATGTTCAGTTAAATACGAACATACTAGCGGTTCGAAGTGCTGACGAAGGCGGTGCTGGGTCGTCGTTTTCTATTACCAACGCTTCAATCACTGCAAGTAGTGTTGTTATTGCTCAGATAGTTAGTTCATCGAATGCTGTTGAGGTACAAAAAGTAACGCCTGGCGCTGGCTCTGTTGCTATTTCGTTGAGTGGCGACCCGGGTGCCGCATGCGTACTCAACTACATTGTATTTGTAGCAGCACAGTAATATTTTTTAGGCGGTCTTTGTTGGCCGCCGCATTAGATAAAGGACACAAGATGTTAGAAAAATTAAAAGAACGAATTAAAATGATAGAAGACGCTATTCAGCAATCAATCCAAAACCATAACGGGTTATTAGGTCGTCATGCCGAGCTAAAAGAAATGGCTAAAATGGCTGAAGAATGCTGTGAAAAAGATGTGGATGTTGTGGTTGATTCATGTGAACAAGCTGCTGAAATTCCAGCCGAATAAGTTGCTCACATTTTATTCGTTGTCGCATACATGGACAGTCCACAGGTTTTATTGCAAGTAAGTCATTGATGCGGCATACTTTCTATATGTTATTAACTGATTTCGCATTACTTATAATAGTAATAGGTTTTTAAGATCTAATTATATTATTATAATAACTGTTGGGGAAAACCATGGTACAAATCGTAATATCTTCGCTGCCGCCTCTACCGATTGGCACCGGCTCCGCTTCTCCTAAAGGCACAGATTTAACGGTGGGCGTTGATGTTACCGATCTAACCGAAGCCGCCACAGGAACCACAAACAAATATACCCGCTCAGAGGAGCTTAACTTCTCCCTAGGCGCATTAGGACTCACAACCTATACTGCGGCATTAGTTGCATCAACCACCGCTTTAACGGTAACGTATGCTAACGGAACGCTAGGCGTTGGAGCTACACTGACCAACGCAGGCGCCCAAGCGGCCTTGGTAATTGATGGCGTCACCTTAGTAGTAGGCAAGCGCGTCCTAATAAAAGACCAAGTATCCCAATTCCAAAATGGCTTGTATGTCGTTACAAACATAGGTTCAGTCTCAAGCAACTGGGTGTTAACACGCTCTCTCGATTATGACGAAGCTGCTGATGTCGTCCAATATGGCGTTGTTTTAGCAAACCAAGGTACTGCAAACGCCGGCCTTCTATACCAAGAAACAGGCCCAGGCCCTTTCATCATGGGAACCACAAGTATTATCTTCGCTCAGTTTCAAGCGGGCGCAATTAGCCTACCAGTTTTACTAGCAGATGGTGGAACCGCAGCATCCTTAACGGCGGATAATGGTGGAATATTTTACTCAAACGCAACAACAGGCGCGATCCTTGCTGGAACGGCAACAGCTGGTCAAATGTTGCAATCAGGAGCGTCAAGCACTCCATCCTGGACAACAAGCACCTGGCCCACAACCACAAGCGTTAACCAAATCCTGTTTAGCTCATCATCCAACGTTGTCGGCGGAATAACAACGGCAAATGATGGTATTTTAGTTACCTCAGCAGCTGGCGTCCCAAGTATTGGTAATACCGTTGGCGCAGGACTTACGATGCCAAGTGTGACTTTTGATTCCACGACCGGTATTGTTGGGACTACTACCAATGACGCAGCAGCCTCGTTGAGCGTTGGCTCTTTGGTATCCAGTGTTATAGCAGCAGCGTCGGCGGTCTCATTAACAACCGCAACCCCTGCAAATGTCACATCTATCTCGTTAACCGCTGGTGATTGGGATGTTTGGGGGAACGTGAGCTTTATCTCTGCGGCAACCACAAACGTCGTTCAAGCACGTGGCTGGATATCGGAAACTTCGGTTACATTGCCAGATTCGTCATTGTACTCCGGCGTCCAGAACGCGGCATCAGGGATTGTTCCTGTCAACGAGTTCGGTTTCGGTGTGCCAGGTTTTCGCATATCGTTAGCCTCAACGACCACTGTTTACTTGTCCACAACATCAGTTTTTTCTGTTGATACGCTTACGGTATGCGGCGGGATTTATGCGAGACGCAGAAGATGAGACTGGGAGCTGAGCTTGCCAGATGCGTCGTATTACTCGGCCTGGCGGCTCTCTTTTGTGTTTTATGTCTGATAATACAATCAAATGAAGAAATGAAAGCAGTCGAAGCGCACAAGTTCGTTGCAATCAAACACCTTATAACCGAGAATAAAGCTAACGATTTGGCGGTTGAGGATGAATAATGATAGAAAACACAAAAAGGTTTGGCGCACTTGATGATAGACTTATTGGTGTTCTGGTCGAGCATGAAGGCCTGAAACGTAACGCTTACGAGGATTCCTTGGGATTTTTAACCATTGGTATTGGTCGCCTCATTGATAGCCGTAAAGGCGGTGGATTGTCCGCTGACGAGTGTTTCTATTTATTGCGTAATGACTTGAGTTCTTTGCACGCAAGTCTAGAAAAATACGATTGGTTTTTAAAGTGTAATGACGTGCGCCAGGGTGTTATTATTGAGATGGCGTTTAATCTTGGTTTAAAAGGTCTTATGGGATTTAAGAAGACCATAGATTTAATAGAACAGTTTCAGTACGCAGCGGCTGCGAAAGAAATGGCTGATAGTCGTTGGGCTAAACAGATTGGGCCGAAGCGATTGGAGAATATGCAGCTTCGCATGGCCTCAGGGAGATATGTTATTTATGAAGGCAGAGGATGTTGAACAAATAAAGGTGGTTAATTGGGTTAAACAGTGTACAACGCTGCCCGTCATACACGTGGCTAACGAACGCTCTTGCTCCCCCGCACAAGGTTCTATGTTAAAACGAATGGGCGTCAGAAAAGGCGTTTCAGACCTGTTCTTTCCTCGCGCCCATGGAAAATACCACGGATGTTTTATAGAATTAAAGACCCTTAAGGGCAAGCCATCGGTTGAGCAAATAGCTTTTATTGATGAAATGAATGTCGAGGGTTATTTTAGTTTGGTGTGTTATGGAGCAGAAGAAGCAATTGAAACCTTACAAATTTTTTATAATCTCTAGCATGGCGTTGGTTTTATGTGCGTGTGACGACCAAAACCAAGCGGTTCCTACAACAAGTAGTTTAGGAAATAGCGTGGTTTCTGGTATGGCGGCTGGTGTGGGAATGGCGGCTGGTCATCATGCGGTTAATGGTGCTGTTAATAAATGGCAGTCACGTCGTGCGCCAAGAACCCCGCGAACGTATCGAACCATGCCTAGGCATCGTTAAATATTTTTTTAACAATACTGAATCGATTGTATTGGTCTAGTTTGCATACCAGTTGGGTTGGTGTTTTCATTGTGGTTTCTTGAATCATGTGTTTCATCCAATGCAAGCTGTGCATTTGCCGGTAGTAGTCGCTAGGGTTTTCAACATGCATTTTAATAAACTTAGAATACGCAATGTTCTGTGATTTCTCGCTGTTTGTGAAATGAGCCTCGAACGCGTCACCTTCTCGACAGATGTATTTTGCTTGGATAAGGGGGTAGCCAATATGACCTTGTGGTGTTACCCAGTATTCTGCTTTGATTACATTTAGCGTGTGTTTGTCATTGAGCTTACTTAGCTTGGTGTTTGGGTCGATTAACTCATATCGACAGCTTCGGCATTCTCTTGCAGTGATATCGTTCTGTTCATCGCACTGGGGACAGGCTTTGAATTCAAAGTAATATTCGCATCTTTTCTCATCGACAATGCCAATACATCGCCTGGAATGTACGGTATTTAATGTATTACACGTATAACACATGATGCAATAATCTGGGTCGTTCGGGTCTTTTTGTTTTAGTGCTTCGTTGATAATGGGGTTGTCAATATCCCCATGACGTTCTAGGTTGCCTGCGTAGTCGAGCACAATGGCGGATGTTTTTCCTTCATGCAAACGAAGCACTCGCCCAACCCCTTGCGTATAAAGCACCAAGCTCTCGGTAGGTCTAAGCCATGCGGCCACATCGAAGATAGGAAGGTCAACACCTACTGTTAGCACATTTACATTAATCAAATACTTAATAACACCTTGCTTGGCTGCTTCCAATATCTCTTTTCGTTGCGCGTGAGGTGTGTCCCCGGTAACAATCGCCCATTGGCCATCAGGTAAACTATTAGCGCATTCTTCGCAATGTTTTTTAGATGCGGCAAAGATAAACGCACCGTTTCGTCCTCCTTCAATAACTTGAATTAGTTCACGCATAATGCTGCCGGTCAATCGTTCGTTTTGAGAGACCACTTTATTTAATTCGGCGGTATTGAAATTGCCCGAAGAACTTACTTTGCAGTGACTAAAGTCGATTGAACTGGATTCGATAGAACCAAAAGACGGCTTCGTTAGATAGCCTTGGTTGATCAACCAAGGTGTTGTTATTGAACATACTTCTTCTTTGAATAATTGGTCGTCACCAACGATTGACACATTTTTCCCGCGGTAAGGTGTCCCGGTAAGTCCTACAATACGAAAAGAATATTGATCTTGCTGCGCCAGAAAGCCATAATGATTCAAGATTCTCATGTACATGGAGTCGTTATCATGTGGCGAAATATTATGACATTCGTCAATCACTATCAGTTTAAATGGGCGCTGGCTGACTCGGCCTTCGCTCTTGATATCCTGGCAAACGGAGTTTGGGGAGGCAAATATTACGAGATTTTCAGTGTCTTTGGATTTGAGTCCAGCGCAGTAAATACCGGGATTTCCATTTTGGAGCTTATACGTATCGGCGTTTTGCTGTATGAGCGTAGAATTCAACGTAAGACACAATGAGGGATAGCCTGCTCGCTCCATTATCAACAAAAGCTCGGCAATAATAAGCGATTTACCAGCTCCAACGCTTGCATTAACAAGCAACGGGTGGGTGGTTTCTTTCATGCGCCCTACCAAAACATCCAAGCACTCTTGCTGATACGGGCGTAATGTCTTTTTTGTCATAAATCCTCAAGCGCATCCAATCGATGTTCAATGTTCGTCACACGAACAGCAATCCTAAAGTCTTCCTTCCCACGCAAGTACTGCTTATAACTAAGCTTAAAGTGAAAAAACAAACTTAAAACAAGAAAGCCTGAAGCCATAAAGCCCCCGCAAAATCCCGCCATCAAACAATCTATTTCGCTAACCATGCTATTTCCTTAAATGATTATAAATAAAGTTCGGACTTGATGCCCATGTTCTCTCATCATCCGCATCATGTATCCACGTTGGAGGTGGCATCGCCAGACCTATACCAGTCAGATAATACCCGCATTCTTGCGCTAACTCGTCGCGCTGACCTTCCAATCCACGCCGTTCGTCGAATGGAATGTGGATAAAAGCAGCTCTCGTGTGCTTGAGGTGGTCACCAATCTCTTGAATCTCATTATAAAAGTCTATCCATTTCTTCATGCTGTTGTCCTTACTAACCGTGACAAGTCGCCTTATAAGAGCAACGCTTGCAAATAAAATACAAAGGTGAGCGATTAATCTTGTCGGGCGGCTTTGATGTCGAGCCAATAGATAACGCTCTCATTTTCATTTCATGATAAAAGATATCGTCATACTCAACCCATTCGTGATGAAATTCGCTGGTATCTTTGTTTAGCGCAATCAAAACAGCTCTCGGATAACCAGACATTCCCATGTAAGACTGTATCTGAGAATAGTATGTGCTCGACCAAACCTTTAAGCCTTTATTTTTGAAGGTCATGAAGCTACTGTTCTTAGCCGTTTTGATTTCCACAATGGCGGGAGATTGGTTTTCAAGCAACAAAAGACCGTCAGCGTGACCTTGGAAAAATAAAATGTCCGCATCATGGAAAAACAACCAGTCGTTATCTTCGGCAGGCCTTACAATGCGAAAGCCTGCTTTTTCAAGATAGTCAAGCGGCAACGTTTCAAGTCGCTTCCCAATTTCAAACGTAGTTCGCAACCGAGCCGGAAACTCCTCCCGGTCAGCACCAACATAGCTATACCAAATGGCTCGGCTGCAATCGTTGCCAATACTGCTAGCACCGATATACTGCCGAGGCTCATCAGGTGGAATCTCAGCTATTGATTTTGTAATTATTGCTGTGATATCCATTTCACTCCTTGGTTACTTGTTAGATCAAAAGGGAAGATCATCCTTCAAGTCGACTAAAGTTGAGTTCCGATTTAACGCAGAATCAACCGAGCGAGTCACAACGGCCTGCTCCATTTTGGTTCCTGTTTCAGCTGGTAGTGCGCCAGACGCATGGACTTCTGATACAAAGTTGCCTTCAATGTTACCAGGGCCGTCATTTTTAGGCATAGACCACTCACGAATTTTAATACACACCATCTTGCCCATTGTCGGCAGCAAGTCAATATCGGTAGGCGCGTCTTTATGTGTTGGCGTGTAATCACACAGCGTTAAGACCAAACGTAACATATTTAATGCTCGGTCAACCTGTGCAGGTGTGCCAGAAAACGCTTTAATCTTTTGCGTTACTTCGCGGTTTTTATAGTCACCAGAAACAAGTTTGTATGTTAATTCGTAATACTTATCAGTTAGACTTGTGAACTTGTTGTCTTTCTCAACCAAGAAGAACGACTTGATAACCGCATCAGCTATTGTTCCGTTCGGAATGATTGTGAATTCTGGAATAAACGCATCATCTGACGTACCTGTAATCTTTTTGCCACTTCCACTTTCCCAAAAACCCATTCTATTCCCCTAATTGTTTTAAAAACGGTATGTATTGCGCTATTAGCTCATAATCCATTTTAATTTCATTTGGCATTCCAAACCGGTTTTTAGAAACATGACCGTCTGAAACGCCCGCCATTATCATTCTATCGTTAGTGCTGCGAATTAATGCCCTGCCTGAATCCGATTCCGATACAAAGCTCTTTAATCGACAAAACAACACACAATCTACATCATCAATGTAAACAGACCTAGACTTTTCGTGATTCATTATCAACGTGTAAACGTCGTAATCTTCTTGGTCAGGTGATTTGTGCTTAACAATGCCTAAGTGACCAACGTAAACAACGCAAATACCGCGCTCCTTGAACTTATCAAGTAAACCCTTGAGTGCGGCATGTATGCTTGCGGCCTTTAAGTAACCCGCACCATATCCGCCACAGGCTGACGTAAGGGTAGGCGATTTACCGCCAATCTTCCCCGCAGGCTCATTATCTAATATGTATTCAACAATGAGCTGATCTAACTTGCTGATGCTATCAATCACCAACGTCTTAAACGGCAACACATCCTCATCAAGCAACGCCTTAACGTTACTCCATACTTGTGTGAAAGAGGTCGCAAGAGGTAACGCGTTAATACCGGGCAACTCATTATCCTCGGTTAACAAGAACAACGGCTCTGGAAACTGGCTGGCTAGCGTACTTTTTCCAATACCAGGCTTGCCATAAAGCGTAATGCGTGGCGCACCTGATTTTGTAATCAAAATGTTATCTAAAATTCCCATGCTTCATCCTTTTGTTTAACAAGCCGCATTTATCTTCATGTGTAGTTTTTTAGGTTTCTTATGAATTATCTGACTCATCAACAAAACGTCTTCTTTAGAGCCATACGCTTCGCAATCACGAATGATTTTCTTGTCAAGTTCAAAAGTGGTTTTCATTTTAACGGGATTGAAACAGGAAGCGAGCCTTGAGCCAACTTGCTCGTATTCGTCTTTGTCTAGGGTGTAGTTGAAGCCGGTGCTGATAGTGATTTTATATTTGCCTTCAATGTATGATTTGCTGCCTTCTTCTGGATGTTCAATCAACCCGTTCAGGCGAGCTTCTAGCTCTTCTTTGATGCGTGCAAGCTCAGCAATTTGGTAGCTTACGTTCTCTAATGTACCGCATAAATCTAAAATCTCATCTTGCTTATTCATGGTTCTCATCCTATTCAATTGCGTCGGAAATGACGTGGGATAAGTATACCGCCAAACGTATGGCTATGTCAAGGTATTATTGTTATAATAAGTTTTATTTTAGAAGATCAACTATGACCATCGACGACGTATTAACTTATTATGGAACAGCGACTAATATGCAACGGGTTTGTAGGATGTCGCATTCTAATATCCAGAACTGGCGGAAGCGGGGCTATATTCCGATTGATTCCCAAATAAAACTTGAACGCTTAACCGAAGGCGAACTAAAGGCGAGCTTAGACCATGTTGAACGGTAAACCACCCGTAACGAGCTTTGTAGAATGCCTAATTATTTATGCATTCATCTACGCAGCATTTCATTTTATTATTAAGTTTTGGTGATCTGATGATAGACGACTTCACTATCCAATTACACGCAAGACTACTTGTCTTAGAGCATGACTATCAAGAACTAAGAACACGGTTTGAATTGCTTATTAACTACATAGAAGAAATGAAGCAACAAGACAAGGAATCATGACGTAGAATAAAAACAGGCAATAAGTTAGGATTGACCCTCGAGGTATTGGCGTACCTGGAAGGTCATGGGGCGTAGCCCTTTGAAAAGTAACGCACTTAATTGAAGTATATGCGTTAAATATAATGAGTCACGCACAATTTTGAAGAGGATGCGTAAAACATGCACATATTATATCACAATCAAATCTTAAGTAAACATCATTTATGCACTATTTTATGTAGTATTTTTATCGTCTTGAATTTAAGGGAGTTAATGAAGAGTGAATAGATTACATTTTGCGTTAAACGACATGAAGCACAAAATAGGGTTAATTGCTGCGGATACGCGACAAATAACAGGGAATATCACAGGGGAGTATGAGCGGTTTACGATAGAAGGTGAATCACCTAGGAAAAAATCAGGATCCGTATTCTTTTTTGATGATGGCGGTTATTGGGCGATGGATTACAAGACCTCGCAAACGTGCTCAGGCCATCCTAACCATGGTGGGGGTGGGGTGTTTGTTAAAAAACAACCTGATGTGAAAGCCCGCATCGAGTTAAGCCAATCTCAAGACTATCTACGAGGCGTGGCGAAGCACTTATACGCCAGCGGACACCCCGTTGATGTTACGTTTCTTGAGGGACACCCATACCTTAATCGTAAGCAAATATCGTCAACTGGGATACTTAGTTGCCAAGATTGCCATATGGAATATAGACGTGATTGGCTAATGTTCCCGCTTTTAGATGAGAAAGGCATTGCCAACATACAGTTTATATCTAAGATGGGTGATAAAAGATTTTTAAAGGGTGCTAAGAAGAAAGGTACGTTTGGTAAGTTTGGATTGTATAACAAGGGCAATCCGGTGGTGCTTGCCGAAGGTGCGGCAACTGCTCGTACTTTGTATGACGTACTTAAGATGCCGGTATTTTTTGGAATTGATGCTGGAAATCTAACGCACGCTTTAGCTGCTATAGTATCTAAATATAAACTTGACCCGCGAATAACCAAGATCTCAATCGCGGCCGATTATGATGAGAATGGCATCGGACAGGCGAAAGCCATTCAGGCATTAAAGGACAATTTCGTCCCTATAAATAAATCATCTTTGATTTTACCTAAGGTAAATATAAGCACGGATTGGAATGATATTTTAGTTAAATATAATAACGGAGAGCAACACATAATAGAACGTTTCTTAACCAACAACAATAATAAGGGAGAATAAGCCAATGGATAATACAACTGACGCACGACCGGACGCACTTGAGTTAGGGGAAAACGAAGTCAAAGAGTCCCATCCGCTAAGCGCTGAGAACTTTCCTCATAGTTATTTTAGCGCAAGGTCTGAGAAATGGGTAGTAAAGAATACAATTCAAAATCTTGAGCATTTTCTAAAATATCATGGCATTGTAATTCGATTAAATGAAATGAATTACAGGGTTGTGGTGAGCATGGGGAATCATATTGAATATAGCGCCCCGAACCTAGACCACTTTGTTGTAATAAAGAGCCTTTTAGCGGAGGCCGGATACGAGCGCGTTCTAAATGTTAATGATTACGCCACCCAGATTGGCCTTAAAAACATGTATCACCCCATTAGAGACTGGATTGATTCAAAACCACTGGTTACAACCGGAAACATCAAACGATTAGTGACCGCTTTAAACACAAGCAACCCTGAGCTGACCGAGTCCCTTTTAACAACATGGATGATCAGCGGTATCGCAGCATGGTTTCATAAAGATGGGGTTGCGGCTCAGGGTATGTTGACGCTATGCGGAAAAACAGGGATGCGGAAAACAACATTTTTTAAAGGGCTTCTGCCATCCGGTATGGTTCTTGAAGGCCATGTCTTAAATGCCAATAATATTGACAGTAGAATCACCGCCCTCTCTTACGGAATAACGGAAGTAGGGGAGGTGGGCGCATCCGTTCGCGCCTCTGGTAATGACAGCCTAAAAGGCTTTCTTACCACACAAACAGACTCAATGCGTGTTCCCTATGGTCGAGTGGACACAATAAAGCCAAGACGAACTATATTCGGAGGGACTGTTAACGATCCGAAGTTTTTAACCGATGAAACTGGAAGCCGGCGGTATTGGGTTATTGATATAGACAGTGTAATCGACACGGAACACGGAATTGATATGCAACAACTTTGGGCTGAGGCCAAAGCTTTGTATCTCAGCGGGAGACAATGGCATCTGACATACGAGCAAGAGGCAACCGTTAGCGAAGTTAATAAAACTTATGAAGTCGAGAACCCAATGGAGGAACTTTTATTAGCCAGATACGACTGGGACGCTCCACGCATCAGATGGTTTAACTGCGCTGAAATAATTATAGCCCTTGGCTTGCCGATAGGGCAAAAATCAGTAGAGAACAAAATGCGTTCAGCACTTAGAAAAATGGCTTCGGAAGCAGTGGAAATAAAAACAAAAAGAACGAAAAAAGGATTGGTCTATAATCTTCCTAGGCTGCTTCCCATGTAGTTTTTTGTTTTTTGGAAAAAACTACACCGCTACTACACCGTAAATACATCGATAAGAATCCAGTCTGGTACTGGCTTATATAGATACTGGTGTAGTTATAGTGTAGATGTAGATAATATCCCTATAAGGGGACGTTGTGTGTAAAATAGATGGATGATAGGATTAACACACACAGTGTACCCTTATAGGAAAACAACTACATCGCTACACCCTTTTCATCCTTTTGGGGGGTAAACCCAGTGGTGGCGCGCCCTGTAGGGGATTTAAAAAACTACACCAAACTACACCAAACTACATTTTATGTAGTTCTACACCGATTCCCATCGGTCAGTATGTTAATGTTATAAGCAAAAGAGGAAAAACGATGATTGAAAAAGATAAAAAAGTATCACACGTCAGTGGTGAAGGGTGGGGAGACTGTCATACTTGGTATGAATTTAAATTTACTACAAGTGAAAACCATATTTTGCCGTATTCAACTTGGAAATGTCGACGTTGTTGGGCTGTATTTAACCATATGTATAACTATATACCGGACATATTTACTGCAATGAAAGCGTGCAAAGTTCCTAATGTATGTTCTCGAAAAGTTACCGGCGGTCCATCAAGGTATGAAATAACTGGCGTTAGAATGGAAGACAAAGAAAACAAATTATTAACACAACAGAGGAAGAGATATGAGATACAGCAAAGAAACGTTACTACAGGAAAGAAAGAAAAACTTGTACAAGGATGAGGGCGTGTATACCCGGTGTGATTTAATGGATTTGGAAAAAGAGATTATGGAATGCGCCTGGGAGGGCTCAATTCATCCGGAAGTGAGCAAGCGCTTGATGGAGAAGATAAACGGAATGATTCAAGGATTTAATGAAGCATGCGTGAGAATAGAGCAGGGATATCCGGACTAGACTAACCATTCGCAGTTCTAGATTCAAGAATTGCGAATAACCATTTTTTTTGGCATTCTAGGACTGCGGTTAATCAATCAAGGATTTTAGTAATGCCAAAAGCACATGTAACACTAACGGGGAAAATTAAGTGGTGGAACTCAGCCAAAGGCTTTGGGTTTATAATCGTCGGCGGAATAGATTATTTCGTTCATTACAAGTCGATTAAGGTATCAAAACACGACGACCAAAGGAAAGACTTACAAGATGGTCAGTTGGTATCGTTCGTGCCGGAAAAGGGCCCTCGTGGGCTTCAAGCGTTAGAGGTCGAAGCCATTGAGCCGGATGGTAATACTCGGATTACTTAAGCGCGCGGTTCCTTTTTGTGAATACGCTCCCAGACTTCCTCGCGATGAACTGATATCTCGCGAGGTGCTGTTATACCTAGGCGAACTTGTAGTGTGCCCGGGTATTTTGGCTCTAGTATTTCGACAATTATGTTGTCGCCTATTATTATCTTCTCATTTGGGTTTCTAGTAAGTATTAGCATGGTTTAGTTTGCTCCTTTTTTAACTCATCCTTACGCGCGTCGAGTGCTAGTTTTAAAGTCTTGGCAAAGATATCTTCCATTTCTTCGGTCTTTCCTTCGCAAAAGCTATTAGCTAAGCTATCAATCATTCTAGATGTTGGCATGACGACCGACGCTATACCGTGATTGATAAGTAATTGCGGGTCGTCTGAGTAGTTTTGATTGTTAAGTAACTCAGCTACTTCAGTTGTAAATTTATTTACTATCTCTAAAAGCCTGTCGTTTATGTCTGTATTGGTCATTTTTCTTCCTTTGTTGTTGTTGTTTTTCCTAGTTTTGCGCCTGATACGTCGCAGTATTCTTGTGTGTCAAGGGCCAGCATTGTTATAGCATGCGAAAGTAATAACATGGCTTCTCTGATTAGTGTTGTGGCTCGTTCTTTTTCGTGGCTCGTCACATCATTCTCCTAGGCACATTCCGCTCTAAATATTCATGTGCTTTG